ATATTACTCCTTTTTGGGCAATTTGATTAACTAAAGTTTGATCAATACTTTTATTAGATTCAATTATTTCTTTTGTAGCTTTCTTTTCTTTTTCAAGATTTTTAGTAGTTTCAAACGAAGTTAATAATTCTTTTTCTTTAGAAGTAAAGCTTTCTTCAGCAAAAGAAGTAATATTTCTTGTAATTTCTTTAATTTGAAGTTCTTTGTTTAAAGTAGCTTCTTTACTAAGATCGTAATTTTGTTGAGCCTTTAATCTTTTTGCTTCTGCTTCTTCAATTTGCGTCTTATCTGCACCACTCTCTTCAAGTTCAATTTTTGTTTTAGTTGCTACTTCTAAACTTTGGCTGGCTTCTAATTGTTTTTGGCGGAGTTGGGAAACTTCATTTATAGCATCTTTTTCGGATTTCTTTTTTTCTTCAAGGAGTTCTTTATTAGCATTAAATTCATCTTGATTAACAGCTTTTAATAATTCACTTCGTTTTTTAACTTCAGATTGAAGAGCACGTTCACTAGCAACTAATTCATCAGCATAAATTTTTTCTTGAGCAGAAGCACTAGCTCTAGCTCGTTCAAAATCTTCTTCATTTGTTATTACTTTCTCTTGAAGAGCAATATAATCTTCAGCCTTTTTTAACTGACTTATCCCATTTTTGTCAATTGTAGCGCCTAATTTATTTTTTAAAGCGGCTAAAGTATTATCTAATTTTATTTGTTCTTTTTGAGATTTAACAATATCTTTTTGAACATCAGATATTTTTTTATAGGGAGATTCTAAAGTACGGGCTAAATCAGATATTCTTTTTACTGAACCTAAAAGTTGTTTATCTAGTTCAGAAGATGTTTTCTTTAATTTAACAGTTTGTCTAAGAGCATCTGATAAATCAGCTGTTCTACTAGTCATTACAGCTGTGTATTCAGCAGCCTCTATCTGACCACTTTTGTAGTCATTAAGGAGGTCATTAAGAGTTTGCTGATTATTTTTTTGCTCTTCAGTAGCCATACACTAGTGTTTTGTAATAAATATTAAAGGGCAACACTTTCGTGTTGCCCCTTAAACTAAATTCTTTGACCAGGTTTAATATCAGATGGTGGTGGTTTTGTAAAATCTATTTGACGAGTACTAGATCCATTTGTTGAAGTAGTACCGTTTTGAGCGTCATTTTTTTCCTTTAAAAATTGTACTATTTTATTATAGGTTAATTTACGCAACCAAATTGGCATGTTATAAATGGTGTGCCAATCAAATCCTCCACCGCCATGATACACTATATCATGTATCATAGAAAACATAGCGAACCTATACTCAGGCGTCAGGCCAAAAAAACGTGACCCCGATAGGAATCTTTACATTTTCTTGAGTATCATCTCCATCTTCTGGATAATAATCAAATGTAAGATCCATATCGGGTTGTATCTCCTTAATATGTTCTCTTAAAGCTCGTGAATCACGTGCTAAAAATTGTTTATCTACAAATTCTCTAATTGTTTTCTTTGAATCATCTCCTCCAACCGACAAAATCATTTGTTTAAGTCTAGTAGATAATTCAGGTGAAGCAAGTTTATTAATTTTTTTCAAACCTTTAACTTCTGCTTCAATTGCTTTTTCATCTTTGTTATTTAAGATTTTAAAAGTAATTTCAGTTTCAGAGTGTGGGAGTGTGTAGTGAAATTCATTTGTGTGAGATTCCACTAAATGTTCTTCATTAATCCACTTAGGTTCAATTTCTGAAAGGTCAACTGTTACTTCTTCTCCGTTGTAATCAAAAGTATAGTCTTTACCATAACCTAAAATACGAGATGCTACCATAATAGCATTCTTGTCACCAACTACAAGATCATCATAGTTACAATCTGATACGATTAGGGATTGCATTAGTTTGTCTAAGACAATTCCTTTTCTAATGTAGTTTTGGTTGGTTAAAATATCCTCTTCTTTGGCAGTCATATACTTCATTTCAACTTTGCCAGAAGATAAAGGATTGTCTTTAGGGTAGAGTAAACCTTTTGAAGGTAATTCTACTGTTTCAGTAGGAAAGTCATACTTTTTTTCTACAACTTCCATTTTTGTTTCTTCACTCATGTTTTAAAAATAACTTTAAATTAAATTGTTTGACATAAATATACATAAAAAAAAGAGGAACGCCAAGTTGACGTTCCCTTTTTCTTCAAATTTAATTGATGATTAGTAGTTCAATACACAGTAGTCAGGAGACAAAGTCATTGTGATTGATTGAGCTGTGTTTTCAGTATCCCAGCTGTAGTCACCGAAGTTAGCGTCTACAATAAAGCATCCTTTTAACACCCACTCAGAAACAATGTCACCAACAGGACCGAGAACGTTTAACGTTACGTCCTTCTTGTAGAAGTCAGAGTAACCATCTCTACCTGTTACTGATTCGTGGTGTAATCTTACCCACTCCATAATGGTTTGTGTACCTGAAGGAGAAACTGGGTCGTGCAATGTTAACTGAACATTACCCCATACTGTTTTACCTTTTACTTTTCTGTATACGTTAATGTGGTTAAGAGTTACCTCACCTTGAGTTAATGAAATAGCACCAACACCCTTAATAAAGTATGCAGGAATACCATCTACCAACATCAAAAATCTATTCTGCTGTTTGGGTTCAAACGCAGTGAAAAATATTTCATTTGGATCTAATACTGCCATAATATTTGTTTTTAGTTTTAAAAATTAATTTCGCCTCTATAGGCTTGATAATAAATATTCATAAAAAAAAGAGGTTGGATAAAATCCAACCCCTTTCTTTATAATTGTTAAGAATTTATTATGCTGGGAATTCAGCTCCTGTTGGAAGGAGGTTGAAGTCAAGTACGATAAATTCTGCTGTTTTAACTGGTTGTAAGTAAATAGCACCTCTTAACTCGTTTCTGTCGATTACGTCAGGACCGTTGTTAGAAGCATCCATTACTACCTTAAACGCATACAAACCTTGGTTCTGTTGTACTGTTTCCAAGTATGGGTTAACAACACTCAAGAAGCTATTTCTAGTTTGTAATGAGTTAGGCTCAAACACGAGGTTTTGAGAAACAGTACCAATGTATTGTTTCAAAGCAATCAACAATCTTCTAACATTAACTCTATCAGTTGCGTTAGCAAGTGATTGTAATGTTTTCTGACCGTAAACTACAACACCAGTTCCTGGGAATGTAGCGATTGGGTTGATTTTAGCATTGTATAAGTTATCTCTCAAAGCACGTGGTAACGTCTTTTCAGGAGCGATTACATTTGGCATAGTACCTCTAGTGAAACCTGCAGGAGCGAACCAAGCTTCAGATGTGTTGTCGTTATAGACATAAACTGAAGGAATGATTGTTGAAGCAGGGCACCATACGTTAGCATTGGTATTTTCATCCTTAACTAACAACCAAGGCCAGTAAGCAGCTGCATATGAGCTATTTACGTTGCCTGCCTGTGTAGTTACAGTTCCAATTGTTGAATTATATCCTACTAAATCAACTACTGCAATTGTATCTGTTCTTGTTTGAGCTAGATTAACTAAAGAGTTAAATTGAGTAGAATGGTCTTCTCTAGTAATACCAGGAGCAGAAATTACATTAAACAAATATTCATCTTTATTTCCTAATAAAGTGAGCATTGTATTGTAATCAGCAGGTGCAACACCTTGAATGTTTGTTCCATCTATATTCTGGTAGAAATTAGCAGCCTCTGAAGAACGGAATTGAACTCCTGTAGCAGCCCCAAATGAACCACTTGAAACACTAGGTAAAGAACCTGTCAATGAGTTTTTAGCTGTTCCACCGTTGTCTAAATAATCAGGAGTTAAGTAGTTAACTTGCTTGACTGTTACATATCTTGAAGCATTTGGGAAACTACCTGATACTTGGATAAAAGTACCATCTGCTGTGGTTACAATATTTTCCTGTGTATTACCAATTACTTTAGAGATAAAGTTAGGGGATTTAGGATCTAATGATAAACCATCATAAGATTCTAATATTACTTTTTCAACACTACTGTCGCTACCTTGTCTGATCAATAATGAGAATTCACCTGAGGCACTATTTACAGCAGGAATTTCCCATCTAATGTTATCTACAGACCCACTTTCTAAAATATTGTCAGTTCCTTCTGTACTATCACTATTCATAATATCTCCTTTAGAGATAGTCTCTAATACAAAAGGAGATAAACCTGTAGTAGGACCTCCTGATCCTGTAGGAATCAGTGAAGAGGTTGCTGAGGTGAATGTACCAGTAGTTACTCTTGCTACCAATAAAGTAGTACCACCGTTGTTAAAATAGTTTTGAGCTGAATGGTTTGTAAAATATGAGTATACTTGTGAACCCGAAGTAACAGTAGTACCGAACTTATTAGTATAGTCGGAATATGAGGTTACTAATGTAGGGGTAGTAG